TGTTAATAAACAAGCCATACCTTAAACGATTTATGAGTATAAGACCATGTCTGCACCTGTAGAGTAACCTACACCTGCATTGAATCTCATTACTAGATTAACATTATCTGAACCATCAACCATTGTTTGGTCAAGCAATTTAACTTCAGTCATATCTCCTTCTAAATCTGTTGCGAAGAACATATTAGATTTACGACCTGCAACCATTGTGTTAGCTGCCATTCCTGGAGCCCATTTGATTGGAATACCTTCAAAGTTTGATTCAGTTACACCTGCATGGTATTGGTTTAAGTAACCAAGAGCAGCCTGTGCTGAAATATAAAATTTGAATGCAGCAGTTCCCATATAGATGGCTAAGTCATCTTGACCATAAACTGCATTAGGAATTGCATCTCTAACTTTACCAATCTCTGCAATGATGTTAGCAGCAGCTAAAGTTCCAGCAGTTACATCTACAACTGTTGTATCAGCAGTTAGCAATGCTTCAAATCCATCAAACTGTCCACTTGATCCTGATGCACCACTCCAAATTGATGTTTCAACTTGTTGTCCTACTAAAGAACCTGCATAAGAAATAAGGTAAGTAGCAAAATCTGTTTGAAGAGTTCCATCAAGACCTGCTCTCATGTTTGCACCTGCCCAAGTAGAAAGCCAATCGTTTTTACACAACGCTTTGTTTACTTGTAAACGCTTTGGAGCAAGAGCCTTCTCTACATAAGTGATGTCTCCTGCAGTTGTGAAATCACAAGTTGCATCAGCTACTGCTGCTGCTGCTAAATTAAAATTATTTAGGTTTACTTTAAAGGCTACATTTGGTAGCACAGTCAAGTTACCTTTTGCCAATGTCTCTCCACTTAGTAGAGATGCCGACATAAAACCTGCAGCTGCTTTTCCAGCATACAGTTTAGTTAACGAATCTGCCATTTTTTAAATATTTTGATTTTTATTAATTAAATAAGTTACTCTTTCTTGTGGACTTAACTTAGAAAACTCAACCATTGATTTAGCTTCTACAGTTTTTCCTTCAGGATTAGGCTTAATTGCTTCTCCTACTTTTTCAAATTCCTCAACTTTGGCTTTGTTTTCCTCTGCCTCAGTTTTAAAACCTTTTACTTCCTCTTTAAGACTTGCAAACTCTTGAACTAAATTCTCAAGAACTCCAATTGCTTGTACTAAAGCATCTTTTGTGTCTGTGTTTGGTTCGCTGAGTTCCTCTGTTTTAGATTCTTCTACAACTTCCTCAACCACTTCTTCTTCTTCTACTGCTCCGATTTGTGCAATGATGCCTTCCTCTTCTACAACTAGCAATGTACCATCTGCAAAAGCATACTCGCCTATTGGCATAGCTTGTCTTTCATCCTCAACAACAATAAAAACTTCAGAACCTACCTCAAATTGGTCAGCACTTATAATAGTACCATCCTCAAGAGTAGCCTCTTCAAATTTCATGTGTTCTTTTGCTTCAGATAATTCAGCAGGAGTTGGATCGTTTTCGTTTACTACCTCAACCATCCCTAAAATTTCTTTAATTTTGTCTAATGCTTCCATAATTTAGGTTTGTTTCTATTTTATTAAATAGGATTAGTTTTTCTTTGTTTTATTTTCGCTATCCTTAATGATTTGTCTTAGCTTATTTAAAACATCTTCCTTCTCCATTTTAATACCTTTAGAATCTTTTGTATCAAAATACCCTTCAATAGAAAAACCTTTAACCTCTCCTTCTTTTATGTAGTTGCTCCACACATCTTCATTCTCAATCTTCATACAGGCAACCCAAGTACCAACAGGATAGTTAAATCCTTGCAATGCTGACTTATCAATCTTTGAATCTTCTACAATCCAAGTTTCTATAGTTGTGATTCCATTTACTGCTCTCTCATGACCTAAAGTTGCAGATTGATGCTTTGAGTTTATCATATAAAGTTCCTCTACTCTACGGATAGTATCTTTACTAAAAAAGCAATTAAACTGCTCACCCTCTGCATCCATTCTTAATATTGGCATATCAGGAATCATAACTGCACCCATGACAATTCTTTTCTCATCACTTAGAGTTGCAAACTTTTGTGGTTTGCCTGTCTTAGAGAAATACATAAAGTTCTCTTCTATTGCAGGATCTTCTACTAAACTAATAGCAAACACTCCAACATCAGCATCTTGCTCATTCAATACAAACTCAACTAACTTCATAGCATCGTATTTTTTCTTTTTCTTTTTATCCTCGTCTTTCTTTTTCATTACAATCTAGTTTGGTTATTAATATATTGTTGTGCCTCTTGTGAATCTGTAACCTCTTGAGAGATAACATATGCTTGAACAGGCTCGTTTGCATTGCCTTGATTTATTAAATCGTTTAGGTTTGCGTTTACAGGTACTGCTTGACCTATTGAACTACCTATTGAACCACCTGTAGGTATTGATTGAGAAGAACCTCCACTTGTTCCAGGAACATCTGTTGACAGTATAGTTCTTACATTAGCAAGACCTGCTGCAATAACTGCTGCTCCTGTAATAAAACCTGCAACACCACCTTGAGCAAATGCTTTATTTGCACCTACATAAGTATCAATAATTGCTGATGCTACTGCCAGCTCTTTATTATCTCCTGCAAGACTTGACAATGCACCTGCTAATTGTGCACCTGCTTGTAGTTGTGAAAGTGTATTTGCTTCTCGTAATGTTTGCTCTTCAATAGATAGCTTTTTTTGTGATACTAGTAATTGATTATTTAAATCTTCTCTACTTTTTCTTATTATAGAATTAGCTTCTTGCTCTTTAAGAACAATTTCATCAACAGTATTTGATGCTAACTCAACTCTTTTAAATGAAGCTGCATCTGCATCTTTTTCTTCTTGAAATGCTATCTCTTGTTGTTGTACTTGTAGTTGTGTATTTAAAGATTGTAATTGTCCAATCAAAGCCTTTCTTCGGTCTGCTGCCTCTGCTCTAATATTGATTAATCTAATTTCTGCTTCTGCTTCTTTTTCTAAATCTTCTCTCATGCTTTCACCTAAAGCGTTTTGAGATATAATTGTGTCAAGGTTCAATTTAGCAAGTCTTTCCTCTTCTTGTGCTTGTTGTTCAATTATAGCCATTGCTTCTTTTAGCTTTGTGACTCTCAAATCTAAAGATGCATTTTGGTCTGCTGCTAATGCTTCAGCCTCTCTAATAACAACATTGTTTTTAGCTTTCTGAACTGAGAACTCTCTTTCTAAATCAATCAACTCATTTAGTTGCCTTTTTAAATCTGCTGCTGCTTTTGCCTCTCTTATAATCTCATCTCCTAAACCTGTAAAAGTTTCAGTCATTCCTTCAACTGCACCTTTAAAATCTCCACTAAAGAATTTTAAAATACTTTCTCCAAATCCTGAAATTCTGTCAATAATAACATCAATCGCTGCACCAAGACCTGCCATAACTTCTGATAGCATATCAGCACCTTTCTGCGTTTTAGTAAAGAATGCAACTAAAGAACCTAAAGCAATAACTAAAAGTCCTATACCTGTTGCTGCAATAGCACCTTTTAAAGTCTTAAAAGTGTTTATAACAGTCTTAACACCACCCTTTAAAGTCTTAAAAGCATCCTTTACTTTTGTTGTTGCTTTTGAAAATAAAGTCTGCTCTTCTGTTGCTTCCTTTATTTCTTCCTTAACATCTTTAACATCCTCAACTACTTCCTCAGTATCTGCTGTTAACTTTATTTTGTACTCTTCTGCCATATCTCTTTCTTAAATTGTTGCCAAACTTCAGAAATTGTTTCAGGATATTTGTATGCCCCAAACAATACTTTGTTGTGTTCTGTTTCTTTTATCTTTTTAGATGTAACTAATCTTATTACTTCGCTTATCATTTTATAATGGATTATTTAAGTCATAAACTATGGACATAGTAGCTACAGCATCTCCTAAACCTACACTACCTGCATCATAACCTGTTGCTATTATATCACCTGCTGAAAAAGCTCCATTGGTAGCTCCAAAAGTAGCTTTTACTGCTGTGTTTGCACTTATATTAACACTAACAGAATGGTCACCTGTTGCTGGTACACCTGCTGTCCCTGCTGCTCTTTTGTGAAATGTTATATCTGAAGTTCCTGATGCTCCTGTGCATCTTAATACTACATAATCTACATATCCATCATAAGCAGCAACTACACAACTAAATTCTTGAAGTGATGGACTTGCACTAGCATCTGATAAACCTCCGTGACCAAAAGGAAATAATCCCTTAGTAGTAGATGTATCATTAAAACCACAGTTTAAAATTGACCTATGTGTAGTAGAACCACCACCTCCTCCTGATTGAGCAGCCCAAGTTAGTCCTCCTGTATTTCCTGATTGTGCAGTTAAAACATAACCATTAACAGGAGCATTAGATACTTTTAAATTAGCTTCATCAACTATATTATCTGCTATAACTGTTGCTCTGTTTGTCGAGGTAACCTCTCCTGTTAAGTTTCCAATACTAGCAGTTGTAGATGATTGTAAATTTGCTACTGCTGTAGTTGATGATACTACAAAAGGAGCAGTCCCTGTAGCAACATCTGATGTAAAACTTTTAGCTCTAAAATTAAAAGTACCTATATCTAAATCATCACTAGCTACAAGAATATTAATACCAGCATCATCAAAATTTAAATATGAAATAGTTCCATTCTTTATCTCTAAATTATTATCATCTAAATTTAAACTTCTTCCAGCATTTAAAGTTAAATTTGTATTTGCTATGTTTGTATTTGTTGCAGCGGGTAAATTTTCCCAATTTGCAATACTTCCTGTGGAAGTTAATACTTGCCCATTTGTACCCTGTGTGCCTGATATAGTTATATTATTAGCATTTAAAGTACCATCTATCTGTAAATCGCCACTAGAATTTATAGAACCAACTTCAGTAGTATTATTAATAAATTTAAATGATTTACTAGATGCTCCACCTGATGCTATTTTAAACTCTAAATCATCTACAGACGAAACAATTAGTTTGTCTGCGTCAGGACCTGATAATGTAGCAGGAGAACTACCTAGTAGTTGTGTGTTACCTTGTATTTTTGTCGTACCAGCAGTTGCAACATCTATCCTATCAGTACCTGCTGAATCTTGTATCTTGTTACCAATAGCTTTTATAACTCCTGTGTCGGTAACTGCAAAAACAATATTACCTGTTACTGCACTTTTAATTGAAAACGCTTTTGAACCTGCACTAGCGTTTCCTGCATTAAGATAAACATCAACACCTGTATTAGTTAGAATAGCCATATTTTGACTAACAGTATAGATTTGATGTGATACAGTTCCATCACCTGCAATGCTTTGTAAAATTGGAGTATTTACTTTAGGTACTGTTAACCTATCATTTCCTTCATCATATACAAAACCTGCCTCACCTTTTATAACACCTCCTTGATTGTATTGTACTTGTGTAGATGAACCACCTACACTAGCTGCCCAAACTGCTTTAGAACCATCCCATTGTAAAACTTTACCTGTTGATGCTGCGCTTTCTCCTATTTTAGTTACATTACCTTTAATTAAAGTGTTTGCTAAACTTTGTCCTAAAGTTAAAGAGCCTTGTGTAGTTGTACCACTACTTGAATCTGAAAAACCAGTACTAATAGTTATATTACCTGATGTAGTATTACCTGCACTTGTTGCTGAACCTGATGATATAATTACATTTCCTGATTGAGCAACTCCTGAACCAATTAGTAAACTACCTGACCTTAAAGCTATTTCTCCTGTTGTAGAATCACCACTTCCTGTATTTTTTAAATCTCCTGATTCTACAGCAACCTGACCTGTTTGTCTAGCAGTACTATCATTAGGTATTGAACTTTCTGACCTATCAAAAACAGTACCCTCACCTTGACCTGAATATAATCTTAAATTTAAACTATTATTACCTAAGTTATCTCCAATGTCTTGCGTATGAATCCACGCAGCTCCTTCTGTTATTGTGTGTACAGAACCTGAATCAACAACTCCTTGTCCACCTGTTGTTCCTGCACTACCTTCAACAGTCATTCTATCACCTGTAACTTGTGATAAAGTTGGAGTAGAACCTCCTGAATTTGCAACCCAATTAGTCTGATTTGTAGCACTATTCCATGCAAGGATTTCTCCATTAGATGCTTCCTTTCCTAATCTTCTGATTGTTCCTTCAAGATATAATTGTGTTGAATCGTTAACAACTACACTTGATGCAGTTTCTCCTACAATTACTTTTCCTCCTGTTGTGTTTATGTTTGCAGTTGCATCCCAACTTATTGGAGGATTGCTTGGCTCGTCAGGTGTTGATGGTATATTCCAATAACACTCATTGTTGTCAAACGTCAGATTGTTTGCCTCACAACAAGTTTGTGTAGGATTGACAGTTGCACCTGTTGAATTTTGCCAAACAGTTGTTCCATTTATATTTGATTGAAACCATGTTAAGTCACAACCTAATACAGTAAAAGTTTTATTATTTAAATTACTCTCAATAATCTTAATCAACTCAACTTTTGTTGACACATTCTTTCCTAAAGCATAAGATGATATTTTGTTAATTCTATAAAAAGAATTTTCTACAAATATTTTATCATTGTATTTAAATTGGGAAATATCTTCAGGAGTCAGATAAAAGTTTGCAATTAATATTCTAGAATCTTCACTATAAATATTGTTTAAATACTTTCTCCAGCATTTGGAGTATGTGTCTGTAGTAGTTTGAGCATCAACATAAAATTGAGAATCAATTGCCCATTTAGATTTGAACCTTATATCTTCATCAGTACCCACAACAGAATTTCCTGCCATTAAATAATGATCACAAAATGGGTACTGTGATTCATTTGTAAATGCACCTGATATTGTATTCCAATATTTAAATGGATTACAATTTTTTAAACCTGAATAAGTAAATAATTTTGGCTTTATTTCTACAAAATCAATGTTGCCATTATCCCATTTATACAAATGAGCAATAAGCATATTGTGACCTTGTGGTCTTTTTGTATTCCAAGATGAAAACATTGTATTAATCTCTAAATCTCCTTCGCCAAAATCTCCCTCTAAATCAGTATCAAAATTATTGTAAGCATTACCAAATGTTTCTTGCCAATAATTATTCAAACGATCTTGATCTTCTAAATCAGACATATTAATTTTAGCTTTCCTAAACTCATTTGTAGGTTTAAGAACTCTATCTTTATTCATGTCAATCTTATCACTCCAATCTTTAGATGTTCCTGCATCAAAATAATCTTGAGCAGGTTCTATGTTTAATTGATTAGCTGCATTATTATCCATCTCAATAATTAGATTATACCGAGAACATATTGCTGATATAAAATCAACTTGTTTCTCTTTTGGCATAATGTTATTATTTGCAGATAAGTTAACTGTAGCACCTTCTGCAATTACAGGAGCATGAGCAAGTGTAATGCTAGTTTGAGTTTTATATATTGTTAATGATGGAGGATTGCTAGTGCCTATAGTTGTTAACTGTGTTTCGAAGTATATTTCATCTCCAACTTCATAGTAACCTAAATCACTTACAATGTCCTCAGTTTGATCTGTTGATAATAATTGATTAAATAAAGTTGTATCATCGCCATCTAAATTATGTACTCCAAAAACTTGTTGAGAAAAATTGGCATCATTTAATTTTTTTATAAATAATCTACCTCTAGTTGCTGAAAATACTAAACTAAATTTATATCCTACTTGAACTCTAAAACGATACCATCCTGAAAATGGAACATTGTAATGAGGCGTAGCATTAGCAGTATCCCAATTACCTGTTAAATCAAAAAAGTCGCCTGTAGGATTTGTAGATGTATCATCATCTAAATCTAAAATTTGAGTTACAGTTCCTACCCCTCCTGCATTTACAGAATTTGCTGACAATCCAACTCTGAATGAATCTTGAAATGTTGCATTAATTGTTTGACTATCATTAGCCAAAGTCATGTATTGTTTAGCAAAGAAATTAGTTGCAAAAAAGGTAGAGTTTATTGTATAACCTATTGATGCTAATATCTTTTCAAATAATACTTTGACATTTATTGCTGGTTTTAATCTTGTTGCATTTATACCATCTTCTATTGTACTATTTAGAGTTTCATTATTATAATCATAACCATAGTCTGCAATAGGATATAGTATTTCTTCGCCTGTTTGACTAGCAGATGTTGTATAAGTTGTGTTACCACTCCAAGAATCTTTGACATTTGCAGCAGTAAGTAAATGACTAAACACACTTAGGTCTAATTCATTTAGTTTTTTCTCATCTAAAGATGTAGCAATGTTTGAAATAACGCCAAACACTAAAGCCTCATAATACTGTGTTGCATTATTTACATTCAACAGTTGTAAGTACCCACTAAAAACAATATTACTATCTACATAAATATCTGCTTCACATTTTATTGAAGAATCAAATGTCCCATCTACAGAAATCACATTATAAAAGTGACTAAAGAAATCATTGTTTGTTTTTGTGAATGGCAATGTAAAGGATTGAGTAAAATCAGACTTCTGAGACTTCAAATCTTGTATCTCCTTTGCTGAGTAGTTACCTTTAATAGATACATCACTAACATCAAGATAATGCAATGCTGATGTTCCTTGTGTTTTTACAACTAACTGAACCATTTATATCATTTGTTTAAGTTTGTGAGCATACTCAAAAGTAAATGAGTATTGAATCAACTTGTCCTTTATTGTTGTCTTATATTGTAATTGATTATCTATCAAAATTAAAGGAACAGGCTCTTGCAGTACATTGTCATCTCCGACCTCTACAGGAGCAATCAATTGTATATCGTTTGACTGCATCATTCCTTTAAAGTAATCATTGTAAGCCTCATCTAAATAGCCTGTGTTGACTGTTATGCGTTTGACACCATTAACAGATTGAACCTTTCCTCTCTCAAAACTATCTATTGAGAATGTAGCTGCACTCCATGAACCAGCATTTCTCTCATACTCTATTGACCTACTCATTGAGATGCTATCTGTTGAGTTGTTATTGAAGTAATGATAATCCCATGTTCCAAACTTGTTCTTCCAAGCTATAGACTGAGATGGATACTTTGAGCATTGTGAAACCTCAAACAATAATGGTTTAATGTATGTAAGACTTGCAGATGTGACAGGAAAATATTTACCACTTCCTGAACCTGTAGCTGATACAATAAAGTTTGTAAATTGAGTATTGTTAGGTGAACCCATAGCAATCCAATTTGTAGTTCCTACTGTGTTTATAATTACCCTATCCCCAATTTTAGCTTGTGCAGCAGGTCTTTCAGAACCTGACAAACTTCTTGTTTGACTACCAATTTCAATAGTATAATACTTATCAGTTGTTTGCATTTGATAACCACCTAAATCAACGTACTTTAATTTTGCAACATTCTCATAACCTGCTGCTGCAAATAACAACATCTTAGTTTGTGAGCCTGTTGAAGATGCAGGTGTGTTTCCTCCGTATGTTGTAGAGTTTGGAAGATATATTTGACCTGTGTAATTGCTCAATGTTGAATCAGGGACTTCACTGTAGAATTTATAATTAATAGCTAAAGCAGTTGTAGCAAAGTATGTGCTTGATTCGTTTAACCAAGAAATAGTTCTGTAATCTCCAACACCTGTTAAGTGAGCAATCATTCCATTTGTGTCATTTGGTTGTGTTGTTGTATATGGAATTTTACTTAAAAACTTTTGAAATGGTGCATCTGAATTTGGCGCATATAAAGTAGCATCAAAATTCATTTGGTCTTCCCACTCATTAGAATAATTAATTATTGGAAATTCTAAATCTATGTTTTGTGGTACTTTATTTATTGTGCCTGATGATGTGCTTGAAAATTCTTCATAAAATGCTAACTCTACTAACTTCAGAGTACCTGTGTTTTTACTTATGGCAAAATCTACATTAGAGCCTGTTGATGGATTAGGAATGTTTCTAGGCATTAAGTGTATAGAATTATAAGATACTGCACCTGTAACTGAGTTAGCTATCTTATTTGAAACCTCTGTGTAATTCTTAACTATTCTCTCAATATTAAAGTGAGCAGCACCAGCATTGTTTTTTGGTTGCTTTAATGTTGCAACTATAGCTGAATCTATAACAACCTCAACGACATATCTAAAGTTGAATGTTGATGACGTGTCGCTTGTTGTGGTTATTATCCAATAATTACTTCTAGTTCTAGTTGTTGCCATTTTGTATTTCGTCTAATGTGAATTTCATGAACTTATCAAAGTCAAGCATATATGCTCTTTTAATATCTTTGGGTAGTTTCTTGTATGTTTGCTTAAATGCATTGGTAAAAAATCCATTGCCTTTATATCCAAATCTATTTATCTTTCTAGCAACTAAGAATGCAATTGATCTCTGTTGCTGAGTTTTATTCTTCCAAGCCTCAAATTGTCCTCTACTATTTCTTGGTCTTAATCTCTTTCTCTTTACCCACTCAAGGATGTTCTTGTAAACTACTCCACCTTGTGATGTGTTTGATTTACCTCTACCTTTATCTATTTGCTCTCCATAGTTCTCATAATTAAACTTTAAAGAGAAAGCGTTGAGAGTTACTGCTACATCATAATCAAGAGACTTTAAGAGTTTACCTGTGTCAACTCCCCTCTTGCTTCTAACTAGATTTGCACCTGCCACCTCAATGGTTTTTTGTCCAAACTTTTTTAATGCTCTCTCTAGATTCTCTCCTTTAAATTCCATTATCTAGTCATAGGAGATTCACAAGCAGAGTTTTGTGCCTGTACTGTTATATTGAATGTACCCTTCCACCCACTTAGTAAGTTCTCAAACCTATCTGTAAATGGCTCACAAGATAATGACTCAGGCATTGTTATGCTTTGAGTTACTGCTGATGTATTTGAAAAGCTACCTGTTCTAAACTCTCTGTATATATCTGCCAAGATTAGGAATGTTCTATTTAATGTAAACTCAGCATCTTCTCCATCGGCATTAACTAAATCCATTACAAGTAAATCAAACGTGAATGTAAATGTTGTCTTGTTTATAGATGCTCCTGTTTCAATTAGATGCACCTTTGTAAACACATCTTGAGTTTCTAAGTCTGCTTCAAATATGTCTCCTGTTGTAAATGTTCTTACTTGCTGATGTTGCTCACATATCTTCTTGAATGTGTTTACTATATCTATGTAGCTTTTCATTTTGCTTTCTTATTTACTTTATTCCTATCTTTGATATATGCAATGTAAGTGAATGTTTCGTTTATGTTTAGCTTAGTGACTGCATCCATTTTTAAGATGTCATCATTGCAAAGCATCATGAGTACAGAATACCATCCCCACCTTTGACCGAACTTAGCACTTCCTTCACTTTCTGATCCTCCTGCAAAGACTCCATTGTGCCTTTCAAATAATCCTTCCCTAAACGATAAAAAAAAACTATGCAACTTTGAGCAACTGATGCTGGCATCTTGTCTTTAAATAGCTTTGCTCTATCTTCTATCTTAGCATCATACTCCTTAATCAAATACTTTCCCTCGCCTTCTGTTGTAACTTCTCTGTATAGAATAGCCATGATTTGATGCAGATTCTTATCCATCTTTTTGCATAGCATATCAATGTCCATAAACTCACCTGTTGAGATGTTTTGAATGTCAGGATTAAATCCATATTTCACTCCATCTAAGACCATCAATTTTATTAAAGATGTTTGTGTGTTAGTCATTGCACATAGCTTCTGATACATCACCAAAAGGTCAGTCACCTTAATCCTATCTATATTATCATCATTGACATTATCAACTAGCAACTTAATAACCTTCTTAGCCTTATCAATCTCCTCAATCTCTAGCTTCTCAATATCTGATAGCTGCATCATCTGACCAAGATTAATCTCGTTCAGGTCTTGTGGAATTATTACCTTCATACTATTAAATAGGTTTAAGTGATTATTGTATAAAAATAAAAAAACCCCTTCAATAGAAGAGGCTTAGTTAGTAAGTTTTGTTTTACTTTATATCTAATATTTTTTTTAATTGGTTAATAACAACCATTTGATTGTGATAGGCAAATGATGCTCGTTCTATCTCTTCATCACTTATCATTGTGCCATTAGCAACCCTGTTAAAAGACTCCCACCTTTCTTCTAGGTCTGCAATATAAACCTTAATCTCATTTATATTCTTTTCGTTTCTTACTGCTGACATATCCATGCTTTTAAAAATATAAGGGGAGCGCTAACGACCAAGTTTTAACCCCCCTTACATTACCTTTGATGTAGCACTCAAGTAGCCCACTCTCTTATTATAAACCCCTTTGACTCTCACATCTCTAAGACTTATAATGCAAATATAAAAAAACCCCTGCATTTCTGCAAGGGTTGAACTAGGTTAAAGGAGCATTAAGCTCTTATTAAAATTTCTTATTTGATTTATAATGTATTATTTAGTTAACCAATGTTTACAAGATTTTAAACTTCTACCTTGAAATGGTCTATTTACATTCATTGAGCCTTCTCCAAATACTACTTGCCAAGCTCTATTTAAAGGAATATCAGTTGCAACATATTCAATAATACCCTCAATCTCTTTATTTATCAAATTATCAATTCCCTTAAATTTGTATCTTCCGTTTGCTAATTTTGTAAAAGTCATAATGTGTTTTTTAGTTGTTTTGTTTCTTTGTTGAGACAAATATAAAACAATTTTTCACAATACCAACTACAATATGAAAATATTTTTTATTTAATTGAATACCTTCCAATGTTAGGTCTTGACTTAGTCATGATAACTGCATACCTGATTGCATCAATACCATGATTGTAGTTATCAACAGGTTTGTTTATTAGGTATCCATTCTTATCCTCTTGCCACTTATAACTGTTAAACTCGCTTATCAGATTACTGCTCTTGCTTGTAACTTTTAAGTTGTATCTCTTTAATAAATCTATCCCTATGTTGATGCTATCTCTTCCTTTGGATGCTGGTTTTATATTGAATCCTAGTCTATATATTTCCTCGATTGATTTAGGCTCTGCAGAATCTCCATAAATAGGTCTTCTTCTATCAACTCCGAAATTGTGTAAAGACTTAGCAATGTCCTGGTTAGTAAGTCCTCGTTCATATATTAATTCGTTAAATATTAATGCTCCTTCATACTCATACACTTCAATCAATGCAGTAGGATCGTTTGTGTAACCAAAGTCTAATCCGATTGCCACTTCTTTAGCATCTGATGGCACAGTTCCAATAATCTGCACCTTATTAAATATAATTGATTTGCTAAACCCTCTCTCACCTAATCCGTATATCTTCCAATATTCTTCATCTGTATGCTCTAACCTTTCTATCTCATTGACTAACTCATCAGCTAAGAATGGATTGTCTTTGTATGTTGATTTGATAAATGTGCAGTCTTCTCTGCCTAGAACCTTATCATAAATCCAATGGTGTGTGTCTGAGGGATTGTAATCGATGTAGACCTTTTCTTCTGTTCTTATAATCAATTGAAAGAAATCCTCCCAAGTAAGTTCATTGGCTTCATTACAGAACAAGTAGTTTCTTTTTGTTCCCCTTTTCTTTTGTGGTTGGTCTAATGAAATAAACTCAAAGGAGTTGCCATTGAGCATATAAGTATGATCTGATTTATTGTGATTTGATTCGTTATATAAATCAAGGTTGTTAAGTATCTCAAAGAAATCTTTCATCACAGATAACTTTAAACTAGGTAAAGATTTTCTAACTATGCTAAAGCGTTTACCTGATGACTCAAATGCTTTGACAATAAGTAGCTGACAAAGTGAGTAAGTCTTTCCTGACCTAGTACCACCTTGATTCACTACTATCTTTGTAGAGGCATCGTAGTTCCTCTCAAAAACATTACTCGTCTTTATCTTTAGACCTGACAATTTCTATTTCTATTTTGTTAATCTTATCTCCACCTGTAGTAATATCTAACCTATCCCCATAACCTCGACCTCTACCTTTGTTCTTTAAGTAGAACTGTGTACTTGAATGGTTGTTATCTTTTATCTGATTAAATAGCTTAGATTCTGCAAAGTCTAAAGCAGTATTCCCTACATCCTTTACGTTTTTTGCAAACTCTTCATCTTCGTTTATCCATCTGTGATAAGTACTCTTAGCAGTACCTGAAATCTTTAAGGCATTAGTAACAATTCCCAAAGACTTTTCTAATGCTTCAAGCATATTTAATTTAGCTATTTTAGTCCCGTTTCGTTCCATATCGTTTCATGTAATCAATGTGTATTTCCTTTAATTGTTGCTTATGTTTTGTCTTATCTCCATACCTTATATGACATGGTCTGCATACTGCCTGTAGGTTCTCGATGTAATCTTTTGTTTTACTACCTCCCATTCCTCTAGCTTCTATATGGTGTATATCTTGTGCTGGAGAATGGCAAATCTCACAGGGAATATAATCTAACTCATCAAAGTTAAAGTACTTTAGGTATATCTTTGTGTGATTTTTCATTTACCACAACATTCACACACCTCTTTTGTATCTTCTTGCTTTGTGTTGTCTTCATACTTGTCTATGTTAATGTCAAGATTATTGACAGTAAACCCAACCTCATACAAAACCTCTTCATCAAAGTAATTAATCAGCATATCATCGTCAAACTTACCTCCGTTCTTGTTTAGTCTAAGGTTAAGTTTCATCTCCTTATCTAATGGCAATTTTACCAAAGAACAAATAACACTTTCATGACCAAAATCTTGTAAAATTCTAACCCTCTGATGCCCTCCGACAATTACGTTCTCTCTGCCCTTGTAAGTGTTTACAACAATAGTTTCAACAATACCAAATTCTGTTAATGACTTCTTTAAATCCTTGTATTCTTTCTTTGAGATTGTTCTTGGATTGTACTCAGCAAAGTTTAAATCATTTATGTTTCTACTCTCAATCTTTATAGGCTTCATATACTGCTTTTAAATCCTCAACTGTTTGCTTTACACAACTTGCACAACCTGACACCTTTTTATTCATTCCAAAGATGTCATTGTATATGTTAGTTAAGTTTGTGTTTTGGTCATGCGTTACTCTATCTCCTTCTATTCCTTCAAACACTCTTTTAAGTATTGATAGCTGGTCTTTAGTAATATCTGTTTCCCTATCCCACTTATCAATTGGGCATTTGGTAAAAGCTATTCTTGCTTTAATTTGCATAA